ATGACACAGCCAATTAAACCTTGTCCCCATTGTGGTGCTCAGCCTTCTTTTGGTCAGTGTGGTGAAACTAGCCACTGGATCGAGTGCTGGGAGTGTGACGGTAATACTTACCTCTCACATGAAGACGCTAAAGAAGCATGGAATACCCGCTCATCAGAAGCTTTTATCCGCGCTGAAATCTCTAAATTAGAAGCTGATGAACGCTTACACCAACCAAGAGCCAACGTGTTTGTTAATGCTCCCCTTGCAATGGTGCAAGTGACCATTGAAGGCACATTAAATGGCCTATACACCGCACTTGGAGAGCTTTGCCCAAGTGATCGTTATTTTGGAGGGAATCAATCATGACCATCACCCTTAAAAAGCACCGCTTACCAGAAAAATACCGCAATTACACCATGCCTTACTTGCTCAAAGTTATCGCTAACAACGGTGACCATAAGCATAAAGAGCAAATCCGTAGAGCTATTGAGATTAAGTGAGTAACACTATGAAAACTATTACTAAAGAGCATTATCTAGGCATTTTGTTAGAACAGCTTAACTACCTGAACAACAAAGAAGGTGTACACCCTCAAGACATTGAAACACTAGTCAATGCTTATGAGGACGCTAAGCAAGCTAGCTTTACTGAAGTTGAAGTAATTGCACCTCAACATGATGGCGACGGCTGGAAGTTTTTACCAATTACGGTGGAGTAACCATGCAAAAAAATGAAGCACAAGTCGTTATTAGCTTTATCGATAGTGAAGACAACATGGACATTCGATTAAAGCTAATACAAGGCGATAACGAACAACTCAATGAGATGGTCAAGCAAGCCGCTCAAATGCTCCACGATAAGCTAACAGACATTTTTTCAGAGGATATGAACCATGAACACAACTGAGATGAGAGAGAACGCACTAGGCCACTTTGTACCAGTATCACAAATCAAAGAAATCGACCTACTGCGTAATGAAGTGGTGATGGAATTGGTACAAGAAGGCAAAGAGCTACAAGCACAGATGGCAGCTTTTAAAGTTAAAGCGATGAGCAAAATTGCTGACTTTGTTGACTTATCAGCCAGTGAATACAGCGTTAAATACGGCGGTGCTAAGGGCAATGTTACGTTAGTGAGCTTTGACGGCAAATACAAGCTAATGCGTGCTGTTGGTGAACACCGCATCTTTGATGAGCGCATTCAAGCAGCAAAAGCTCAGATTGATGAGTGCATTCAACGTTGGAACGAAGGCTCTGACGACAAGATTAAAGCGCTGGTTGAACATGCATTCCGTGTGAACAAACAAGGTCACATTGATGTTAACCAAGTGCTGTCTCTTCGCCAGCTCAATATTGAAGATGCAGAGTGGACTGAAGCAATGGATGCAATCGCAGACTCCATCAAAATCACTGGCACAAGCTCTTATCTACGCCTTTATGAACGTGACGGTAACGGTAAGTACGTTCAAATCCCACTTGACCCTAGCAAATTGTAACTTAACCAAAGCGCACTCACTTGAGTGTGCTTTAACCTCCGTTTAAACGCCCTTTAAACCGAGATTAAAGCACATTTAAACCAATAAGTTTTTTAAAGAGGCAGCATGTCTAAACGTCAGTTAACTAAAAAACAGCAAGACTTTCGTAAACGCTTGCTGGCACAGGTGCATCTTTCTCAAAAGTACACCGATTTCTACGCTTATTACGAAGATGATTACCGCAGCATGTTGCAGCAACACTTCAGCGTTCGTAGTGCTGCTGAGCTTGATATTGATGAGCTAATTGCTCTGGTTGACTTCTTAAACTACCGCACAAAAGCCCCTGTGGTACACGCTACAGAGGCTCAAGTTAAGTACCTACGCAACCGCTGGGCAGCAAAGGCCAAAGCCCCTACAGAGAATGGTATGCGCAAGCTATGCCAAAAATTGTTTGGTTTTATGCCTCTGCGTATTGAGAGCCTTAGCAAAAAGCAAGTTAGCGGCCTGATTAATGCCGTCAACCGAATGTAAACCACACCATAAGGAAGAATGACAAGCAATGTGGTGCCCAAAGTGTGGCTGCGAAAAATCTAAGGTTGTTCATACCGAAAAAGCGAATAACGTGCGCCGTTGGAGACGCTGCGTTGAATGCGGCTACCCATTTATTACCAGAGAGATTATGGAGTGTGATGATCAAGACGTGAAATACGCTCGTTACACCAAACTAGATGATAAACAGATAGGACTATTTGAAGATGAGCATTGATATAATACGCAATATGACCTTAACAGGCGGGGATTTCAACGAGCAAACGGAGTTCATCATTGATGACTTCATTGCTGAAAAGATGATCACCTTGATTTATGCTGATGGCGGCAATGGTAAAAGCCTGTTAACTCAAACGCTTGCTAATAACTTTGCTTCAAAAGGCTACCAAGTGGTCTATCTTGACTTTGATAACCCTATGTCTGTGCTTAATGAGCGTAATATTTACGATATGATGGGCAATCACCACCCAGAGCAGCTTAAATACGTTCACCGCAGTAAGTGTAATATGCAGCCTGAAATGCTACTGCATATGCTAGGTGACTCTGCTTGCGGTGATGACTATAAAGATCATGTGTTCTTCATTGATAGCCTACGCAATTTTATGAATGTGAAGAATGACGCTCAAACCCTTGAAATGCTCACTGTATTGATGAACATGCGCGAGGCTGGAGCAACGATTGTAGCCCTTCATCACTCCAATAAAGATGGTAAGAACTACGAAGGTTCAAACAATATTCGTAACTCTGTAGACAATATTTTCCAGCTTAGAAAGGTAGCAAGCAGCTTGAAGCACAATACATTAGATCTTGTGCTGCATGTGCGTAAAGACCGCGCCAGCATCAAAGAGACCGCCGTTCGCATCGATGCCAAGAACCTAACCCTAAGTCAGTTGGATGTAACTGAAGCCTTAATGACCGAAGAAGTGGAAGAGTTCGCCCATGAGGTAAAACAAGCACTGCAAGAGAGTGAAGACGTTCTCAACAAAACCGACTTATTGAAAGCGGTAGGCCGTAAAAAGGATGATAAAACCGCTCGTCGCTGGTTGGATCAATTTGATGGGGTATTCTGGAAGAGTACCAAACAAGGCGGCGTATATACCTATCAGCTTTTGGATGCCGCCTAGGCAAACCAAGCCCCATTAAACAACAAAGCCTCCAGTTCTTGGAGGCTTTGTTGTTTAATACATTCGTGTACTACCTAAAATTCGCATATTGGCTTGTTTTGTTGGTAGATCATCATCCAGAATCGATTGACAGGTCTCTTTCGGGTTTGAGAAAACGTAGCCTTGACGAGCATGTTTGTTCAACAAATGAATCTCTTGAACCCCATTTAAGTAGTCTGGCGACTTTTGCCACTGATAGGAGCACAGATTGCTTGCTGCAAACTCATAAATCGTATTTGTCATTCTGGCTTCATTCATCACAACCGTTATTGTTGAACCTTCTGATGAGATTTTTAGCGGTTGATATCCACTCATAGCCTCAACAAATACGGGATGCACTGCCGAGAAAGCCAATGAGGGAGCAAGCAATAGAGGGAGTAGTAGTTTTTTCATTATGTCACCTTTACCAACGTTATATACAGCTAAAGTATTACACGAGTTGCTGAACGAACAAAGCCTCCACTAGGGAGGCTTTGGTAGTATTGTGAGCAATAATTAGCTCATAAGTGCATCAATAAACTCTGGGATAGTTTTTTTGGTAAAGTCTCTGCCTCGACTTTCTTCCCTTTCACCGAGTACATACTCACCAGTTATATCTGATGTACCAATTGATTTCAGTGCTGGAAGTAAAGTTTCTTCATGGAATGCGATCTCTTTGAGCAACATGTCTGCTGGTGTTCCGCCACCAGAGAAGTGAGGTAGGCGTTCAGTTTGCATAAAGAGCACTGCACTAGCTTTTTTATTTACCCTCTGTCTATTTTTATCTTGCAATCCAAGCTCAAATACAGTATCACAGCCAAAGTATCCTTGCTCTGGTGAGTCATATTTTAAGTAAAGAAAAATATCATCTTTATAAGATGCTTCTATGGTACTAATACGAGCATTATCTTTACACTCAAAGCCTTCACCATGAAGGTAGGACGTAAAGTCTGACTTTACAGCTTCGATTGCTCCTTTTAACTTTTCTTGGCGTACCGCATTGCGAGTGGAGTACAGCTCTGAAGCTTCGCTTTTTAAATCCGCTAGTTTTTTCTTATTTTGTAGGCTCATAACTTCCTCTTTTAATCGTTTCACGAACATGGTTATTTATACACTATGTGAGGATATGGATAAGAAAATTCAAGTCTGAATTAAAAAAATGATTATGGTAAAAAATGCTCATCAAGAATATCTAAGATTTCTTCTTCTACATGCCGCGCCAGCTCGCCGTCTTCATCCATAGGTAAGAATGGTCGAGCTTCTAATTTGCCATCTTTTGTGCCGTACTGGTGTACTTCTGGGTAGGGATAGCCATCCTCTGACACCACATTAAAGCCAACACTAACACTACTGCTACCGCTCTCAGAGGTTAACCCCTCCTGCATCTCGCCTTCACCGTATAAAATCCGTTGAGGATCGGCATACCCTTTCTTCTTTTTGCTGGCAATGGTTGCAGGGCTTAATGGCTCCCATTGCGCACCCGTGACAGGGTCAGTTTGCTGCTCAAAGGCTTCTTCAACTTTGTTCTGTAACAGGTTCGCAATTTCAGCCATTGCAGGGGCTAAGCTTTTGCCTTTCTGAGCGAGCCGTTCTAGCTCTTGATTGATCTTGTCTAGGTTGCTCTGGGTTTTCAGTTGAATCATAGGTACAACCTTATTTTTGGTAAATTAACTTACCTTTGCGGCTATCGTTCAGCACATCGCCTTCAGGAACGGCCTCTAATGCAATGGCCTGCGTCTTGTCGTGTTGGTAACGAAAGCCCGCCATGTAGCCCGTAGACTCACTCTCTTCACCTGTCGCATAGCGAAGCATCTTCTTTGTGACCTGACTTTTCCCGTCTCGCTCTTCAACTTCTAGGTAGATCTCATCAGGCTCAGTAATGACCTTTGCCAGTTCATCAATATGGGCGTGTTGGCTAGGTTTGACTTTACTTAGTAGCGTATCGTCTACCCAGATTGGATCACCGACTTTATCTATCAGCATTTGGTTCGGTTTCGTGCCAAGCTGATTGTAGAAGCGATCTTTTAGCTGCTGGTTGCTTAAACTCTCAAGCTCTGGATTGGCTTTCACTGATGGTAGATTCTTATTGAGTGAGAGCGGAGCGGTACGCGCAAGGGTTGAGCCTGCACCTATATCGTGGCTCCAGTCTTTATCTGCTACGGAATCAGGGGCACTTTTCGCAACACTCATGCCGCGCTTCTCAAGTTGACGCTGGCTATAAGCCCGAACCTTACATTTACAGCCCCAACCATTAGGCGGGTAGTTGCTGCTCCAGAATGAATCATCCCGATGCAGCACCGTACCGTGCAAACTTGCGTGCTCTTTACGGGTTGTCGGCAATAACATAGAGCTATAACGCCAGTAAACCGAGCCTGTTAATTGGCGTTGACTTTGGTTACGTTGAACGCCGTAAGCCACGCGCATATTGGTGCTGTAAATGGTACGTAAACGGCGAGAGCCTACATAAATCTCTTTCACTTCACCTGTTTTAGGGTCAGTGACATCGGTCTTGCCCCACCATCCCTTCTTTTGCAGTGTCGGCTTTAGCTCTTTCTGCCACTGCTTAAAGCCTTTGCCATTTTTAGTGGCATCATCGAGCGAGGTAAAAATATCATTCAGGAGATCAAGCCGAGAGACTTTAGCCACAGTAAAAGACTCATGATGCGCTTTAGGCGCAAGCTCATCATAGTTAAAGCTCAGCTTGTAACCCTTGTTATTAAGGTAATCAATTGCTGCTTTGGGCTGTAAGGCAAAATCAAATGAAATAGGATCAGGCATCGGTATCGATCTCTTCTAGCTGTACTTCTGCATCCGCTAAGATTTGGCTATTACCAATGGCCTTGAACAGGGACGCTTCTAATACAGAGAGATCGACATCCGTGTATTGCTCAAGCAGTAGCTGATAGGCTTCATCGTAGGTTTTAGCGTTAGCAAGGAGGTTGTAGATGGTCTCAACCAGTGCTTCCTCTTCAGCTTGCGTTCCTGGTACTTGACTATCTAGCTCATCTTCATAAATGGGCTGAGTTTGATTGTTAACCTCTTGGTTGTTATGAACCTTGTTCAAAGCATTAGCTTCAACCTGTCGAGCGTTCGTATCGAGCGAAGGAGTAGATTGAGTCTCTGTTTGCTTCAGTTTAACTTTAAAACCAAACTGGCTTTCAATTTCTTCAGGCGCAATCTCATAACCTGCCCCTGATAGGTTCTTTACCACCTCAGACAGCTCTTTAAGATCTTTCTTTTCAGTTAAGTCAAAGACAAAACGCACGCCTTTGGGGGTGCCGTAGTTCATCTTCTCTAGCTCGTTCAAATAGTCCGTGATGGTTTGACCAATCAAGCGAGCATCAAAGCTTTTCAACTCTTTCTGGCGGTTCTCATGCACTTTAGATTGTGAGTAACTGCCTGTCTTACCATCACCAGTAGAGAGCGTATTACCGAGAATCAAGGTTGTGATTTGACTATCAATGTAGTTAATGAAGCTCAGGAACTCAGCTTTAGAGCCTTGCGTCAGAGTTAAATAAGAAATGCTGTCTTCTTTGTCAATCGCCGCCACACTTTGCGATTTCATGGTATAGAGCATTTCAACGGCTTCTTCTTCGTCACTATCCGTCTTCATCACAAGGGGTGGTGTGGCAACCGCATCAAAGTACTGCATGTTGTGAGCAATGGTGATGTGCTTAAGGGCGAAGTACCACACCAACTTAGACGCTAAGCTAAAGTCAGTGATTTCACCAATATCAATCGGGTGCTTATGAAAGATGCGGCGCTCTGGTTGTAGGTTACTGAGGTAGAGTTTGTCAGAGCCTTGCTTGATATAAAGGTGATCGATAGTTGGCTTGAGCTTGCCATCTTCTTTATCAGCATAGAGGTAACGGCTGGAGATATGACGAAAGCTAGGCGCTAGCTTTTGCTCAATCACACGGTAATCCACATCAACAAGACTTACCCCGTAGTAAATCGCATGGGTCAAGCTATTAAGCAGTGCGTCGATATCAACGTGATTCTTAATAAACTCAGCGAACTCTTCATTGTCGGTCTCGATGCGATAAGGCAGGCTCAAAAGCGGCTGCTTACGCATCAGTACACTGCTGGCAATTTTGATATCACGCATCATGAAGAAGTACAGGCTTTGCAACTGGGCAAAGTCTTCGTTTTCTAGTGCGTCTTTAATCTCTGCAATATCAATCGCCCCAAACGCTTCTTGCTTGTCGCTTAGGGTTAACGTTACTGGGCGACCTTTTACGGTCTGTTTTGGTTGTGGGTCGCTAGAGTGAAAGGCACGAGAGAGACCTTTTTCTATTCTGTTCGCGGCTTTGGTGAAGAATCCCATTCTATGCGCTCCTGAGCGTGTTTTGTCTTAATTGGTGTCTTTGTTCGTTTTGATTTCTCTAAACGCTCTAAACGTGGTTCTAAAGCGTTCTAAACGCCTCTTTTGTTCACTAGGCGTACTTCTTTTTAAATTTGGCGAAGTTTTTCTTTTTCAGCTTGGCTCGAACCTGTTTTAGGTTCAGGTGCGCTGCGACTCTAAACAGGCGGTAAGCCATCTCTAATGAGTCGAGTAAGTCGTCATGCGCTGAGCTTGGATAAGTGTCTAGCTCTTCAATCAGTAAGTGGTCTTTCTCATGCACTTCAATCGTGCCGTCATTAATCAATGGCGCGATGGAGTCAATACGCAATGGCTTGGGTGCGGTGTTACGCAGCTCTTTCACCGCAAGCGGAATACCAATTTCTAGCGCTTCTTTCTTCAGTACGTCTTTGAAGAACTCTTGAAACTGCACGGTTTCACAGGCAATGGTGGTGGGCGCTATCTTCTGGTACTTGGCATACAGGGCAATGATGCGCGGGATAAGCTTCACGGGCGACATACGATAGCCTTTTACCGTGGCGTAGAACTTGTGCTCCTTCTTGCCAATCAAGGCTACACCAAAGTAATCACCTTTCTTTTTGCCCATAGACGGGTCAAGGCCAAGGTAATACACGTCACACTTAGGCATACGGTCAAAGGTCACGTATTCCTCAAACAACAAACCCTCTTTGCTGATTGGCTGGTTCTGGAACTCTGACATGAAGGATTCTTTGTCTTCAAAGTACTCTTCCATCACCTCTGTGCCGTCGATTTCAGGATCATCTAAAATCAGGCCGTCAAGGTTGATGTTGTCAGGATCACCCATTTCATGAGGGAACTGAATAACCAGTGGGAAGTTGTAGAATACAAAGTCCTTGCGCTTAGAGAGGCGCATTAACAGACTGTCGTTATGCAGCACTGTACCCACCACGAATAGACGGTAACGCTTCTTACGTGCGGGTAGCTTCATGATCGCTTTCTTAAACCAACGCTCTAGCTTGTCTCGTTGCTGCTTGCTCTCAACCTGCTCATCGTTTTCAATATCATCAACAATGATAAAATCAGGGCGGTAGCTTAAGAAGTTCTTACCACGAATTTTTACCCCTGCACCTAAGCCTTCCATTTTGCAAAGGTGATCACCGACATGGACAACAAGCTCAGTCAGTCGCCATGTGCTACCTTGAACAATCTCAAAGTCATGGATGAGGTTCTGGTTGTTCTCCAGCTCTGTACGAAAGAAATCAAAGGTATCTTCTACTAAGCCATCGGTGGCACAAATCACCACCTCATAGCGAAAGGCACACCTTACCAACTGCCATAATGAATAGAGACGGGTAATTACCGTGGTCTTAGCTGCGCCACGATAAGCGGTAAAGAGCATCTTCTTGTGCAACCATGACAACTCTTCCAACTCTTCATGACAAAACTTACGAAAGGTTGAGGTTTCCACCTCTGCATCATCAATGTGGTGTGAGAAGTAGGTTTGAATAAAAGTCCAGAAGTCAGCAAGCGCGTTCTCAACTCGCTGTGCTCTGTCACCATCAGCTAAACGAGGTAAGCTTTGCAGATAGGCGACCAGTTCGGCCTGTTCGGTTTTATTCATGGTTTAACGTCTCTTTAGCGGCTCTTTACGCTATTTGTTTTTAAGGACTTCCGACACGATGGTTTCTGCATGGTCGGCTAAGAACTGGATCACTTCGTTAGCTTTATGATTGAGCGCTAACTGGCTTAAGGTCTGGATGGTCTCTTTCACAATGTCGGCTTGGTTTACCTTCACATTGTCTTTTTGCTGCTTCAGCTTGTAATAAGTGCCAACGTATTTACTCAACATCTCAACACGCTTTTGCGGCTCAACTTCATCTAGCCCTTCTAATGCCTTTTCAAATTGATTGATGAGGGTGGCAACAAACTCTTGTTCGTTGGTGATGGCATCAGCTTTATCCGTGGCTTTGATGAATTTCAGCTCATCCCAATCCACACCCGCTTCTAAATCTCGCTTTTTGTAGGCGTAAACCGTAGCGCGACTGATACCGAGCACAGTAGAAATAGAGGTAATATTCTCACCTGCAATAAATAGGGATTTGGCTTGCTCTTTACTCATTGTTGTTCTCTTTATTGTGAGCCTGTTGGTTGCCAGCGACGCACGCACTGGGCAGTGAACGGATGTAACGCTGTAACCCTGTTATTTGGAGTCTGGAGCGCTCTTGCTCTCTTCTGAGACGGAAATAATCTTGTCGAGCTGCTGGTTTAAGTTCACAGGCTCGCTCATTAACCACGCTGGCGGTGGTGGGCTGGTTGGGCATTGGGGCGGGACAACTGGCTTTGACGAACACCCGCTGAGCACCACGAGCCACATCACGCTCAAGGCTTTCAATCTGTTGGTAGGCATCTTCTAACTCCTTGTTAAGCGCGGTGTCGAGCTGATGAACTTCTTCTAATTGCGCTTTCATTTCGCTGAGGGTGGATTCTTTGGCCTCAATGGTGGCATTCGCCACTTCAAGACTGGACTCAAGGCTTTGCTTTTCATCATGTAGATAAGAAATCGCTTTACCTGCAAGCAGCAAAGCAATGATGAGTGCGCCAGTCAGGTAACTTGTCCATCTCATGTTCAGTTCCACCCCGTCAAACAAACATCGCGCTCAACTTGTCGCCTTGAAACTATGCCTTCGCAATCAGCTTTTGGATCATGGCAACTCTGACCGTTGACATACACCCAACGTAGGTATTGCTCACAAGCTGGCGCATTGAGTCCCGCATTGAATTTCTTAAGTAAGGTGGAGCGTTGAAAGTTGCCTGAACCCATGTGAAAGACAAAGCTCACCATCATGTCAAACTCACCTTGATTAGGCGTTTGAGTGATGGCCTTTTTCACGACCTTTTCAGCCTTGGCGACATCCTCAATAAAGTAATCAGCCGCTTGGTCTAAGGTGATGGTGTCACCCTGATTCACGCCGTGGGCATGGCCTGCACCAATCGTCCAGCGGTCAGCCGAGCATTGATAGGCTTTAAGGCGGCAACCTTCCATATCTAAGATGTGCGCTAAGCCTTGCTCACTGGTGGTTAACTCTGGGGCTTTACTGGTTACAACGCCGAGCAGTGCGACCACCGAGCAAACAACGCTAGTTATCGCTTTCTGTTTTAAACTCACGGATAGCCTCCTCACGCTGTTCAATTTGCAGATATTGCAACTTAGTGCCCACCCAGTAGTAACGGATAGCCATCAAGCCCGAAATGATGCCAACGATAAAAGCGGCAAGCTGAGCAATGTCATTGAGCGACATGCCAGCCAAGATAGATGAGAGACTGGTTGCCAAACTGAATTTACCTGTGTTCATTCTTGTTCCTCTATGTCCGCATCAATGGGCGGCGTCACCGCAATACCAAGCTGATAGATAATCAATTTGTTACTGCTGAACGGTTTAGCCGCTTTCACCTCTACCTGTTGCTCTTGTTGTTGTGCTTGGATGAGTTTGCTTAATACTTCGCTTAAGCCGTCATAAATCAGCCCTTTACTGCGGCTAGGGCTTGAGATAGCGATATAGCAATTGAAGTTGTAGGTCACATCTTCAGTAAAGCCGTTATTGATGGTGATGGTATTGAACAGCAAGTACGTGCCTACGGTGTTAATCTCCCCCGTCAGCGGAATCGCTTTAGGGATGATATTGCGTAGGTACGCTTCTGCCTTTTTGATATCCACCACTAAGTCTTCAGCACTCAAGCCTTTCACACTCATAGGTAGGGGTTCTCCCTTGTTTTCGCCGTCGGTCGAGTACGGCTTTGCGGGGCTTGCGGGTCAGTAATTTGCTTGAGCGCGATTTGATAAGCCTTGATTTGCTCATCATTCACACCATTGCGATCAACAAGCAGTAGCCAACGGTAGAAAGCGATATCAATCAACACAGGGGCATCACTGTCACCTGCTAATTGCTCCGCTTCTTCCAGTGCCATATTTAAGTGTTCATCCGTGACTTCTTCAGGATCACTTAAATAGGCTTCGGCTCTGGTGCGTAGGCGCTCAAGCAAGTCCATTATGCCGCCTCTTGAGCTTCTGGCTCAGTACCATCACAGAAGTGTGCGAACTCCCAAAGGCCATAACCTGCGTTATCCATCGTATCGATGCCGAAATGCACTTTCTTATTTTTAAACAAGTCACCATCGTTACGCTCTGGCGCTTTCGCCTCACGGGTGATTTGAATGATGAACGGCTTAAGTGAGCGAGTGCAGTCCAGAACAGCCCAAGTACCCGCCGCCATGCCATTGACACAGATAGGCTTGAGCATTCCTTTTGCTTCGTTGCTGTCGCCGCCTGAAATATCCGCCCCTGTGATTTTTAGGGCTTCTTGCTCAAGGTCAGCGGCATACACTAAAACGTTAGGCTTCACACCAAAGCTGGTTTTGCCATCATCACGTTTGATGGCTTTCATCTTGGCTACCACCGTAAACACGTTGTCTTTGTTCAGTTTATGGTTGGTGAGATTGGTGTAATCCACCGCATCGTCACCTGAGCCTTTGGTATGAGTCGCAAAGAACTTTTTGCCGTCATAACAATTGCCATTAGTCACGATTAGGTCAGTCACCAGTGCGTCGTAGTGGTCAATCACTGCTTCAACTAGCGCATCAACCTTGATAGATACCGTGCTCAAGTTGTCAAAAATGACATCATCACGAGTGACAGAGAATGAAGTCTCATAGTCTTTTTTCACGATCTCATACACATGAGCTTGAAGTTCTTTTAGCTGACGCGCATCAACCCATTCAGCCATAGCAGGGAAATCACCAAGCCATGTGTAAGTGCCCGTTGGGTTCTTAGTTTTGATGATGGTTGCGATCAGCTTATAAAGACCTTCTGCTTTGCGCTCTTCCATCGCCTTAGCAAATAGCTTGCTGATGCCTTTATCCAGCTTTAACAGATTTTCACGAGTGACTTCTGCCATTATTTTTCTCCAGTAAATCAGTGGACATTAAACGCTTTGCTTTAGTGCAAACGGTTTAAAGACCTAGTTGTGAATAGATTTCGTCGTCTGAGTCGATGCTGTCATTACCATCGCGCTCAGGGTCGATAGAGTTTTTAGAGATCACCTTGTTCTTTGCTTCCATCTCTAGGAATGAGTTCAGCGCGTTCTCTTCTAAGCCCAGAGCAAACTCTTTTTTAGCTGGCAGTAGCTCGCCTTTAGCAATGGCGTTTTCTACCTTCTGAATAAGCTGATCTTTTTTCATTTGATTCATCTCATCAGTCAGAGTTTGTTGCTGCTGTTTGAGCTGCTTGTTCTCATCTTCAAGCGCTTGTTGTTTCGCTTTTTCTTCGTCGGTCATTGCCATATCGGTTGGCTCCTTTTTTTGGTGATTTAAGGACTCATTAAGAAGGTTGGGTTGATTGACTAGCCCCATGCCCACAAGCTCTTCAACAACAGAAGAGTCGTATTGCATTAGGTATTCAGGAGAGAGGTATTTGTATTTTTTGGACTCAATAAGCTCTTGGCCTAAATCGTTCAGCTCCATCTTGGCGTAAATGCCATCTTCACGTAGTTCAAACTCGTTAAACCACGCCGCCGCATCCGCGCCATATTTTGCTGACCAACCATGATCAACCGTGAGTGGCAGCTCTAGGCCATTGGTATTAAGGCTTGCCAGTAGCATTGCGCCATCAACATCAAACGTACGCCCATCTAGACCACGGATGCTTTCACCAATCGGGCTTAGCTTGACCTTCTTATCTAGGTTGGCGGTATCGATAGAGCAAAGTACTCGAATTAATGGCTTCTTATCTGACATGACCTTTCTCTCTTGTTTCCCAGCTGTGGGGATGTCGTTTCAAGTTGAAGCCATTGTATTGAGGACTTTTTTTCATCGCCCACCATATAGCCCTTATATGGTGGGCGGTCTAAAAAAAACTCCCTTAAATTAGCCACTAACGAAACAAAGCGTAGAGAGCAACAAGATGATTGATTGCGGCACAGTAAAAGAGTCAAAAAGTGAGCAAGGTAAATCGCTGGTTAAAGTCGATATCTTAGGACTCGATACCAAATGGCTACCTGTGCTGCAAGAAGCGAACAACTTCAAGCGTAAAGTCAGCCCTGTTCCTGTTGGTACTCAGGTTGTAGTGCTACTTAATCGCTATGTGATTGGTGCCATTTTTAATCAGGGTTGTCCTGAGCCAGAAGGTGCAAGTGAGAGTTGTGAAGTCTGTGAATATTCAGATGGTACGCGCATCAGCTACGACACCAAGGCTAAAGAGTTCATTATTCAGGCGGCTGGGAAAATTACGGTGAAAGCGGATGGTGATGTCAAAGTGAATGCACCAAACATCAAACTCAATGATGGTACAGGCGTAGTAACAGGCGCACATATTTGCGCTTTTACAGGACTACCTCATTCGGATTGTTCATCTTGTGTGACAGCGGGGAAATAGCATGGCTCTGAATCAATCATCGCTATCAGAAAAAATCACCCAAAACTTAGAAGGAGCTGGATTTAAACAAGGTGAGCACGCTCAGTTTAAGAATTTGGCCGATGCCATTGCAAAAGCAGTGGTGGATGAAATTAAAACCAACGCGGATGTGGCTGTCACAAGTGGCTCAAGTGCTGGTACATACAAGGTGAGTTAGGTGCTGTTATGGCTGTACAACTCTTACAACCAAAGCAACTGCAATCGCTGACTTTTGCCAACGCTAATTTTGTTGGCGTTAAGGTGACAGGGAGCAATGACAGTGGTTATCAAGCCTCTGTTGCTGAGTCGGTGGCACGCATTTTATCAACCCGTTTGGGTGAGCGAGTGATGCGCCCGTTGTTTGGTAGCAACTTATACCTACTCAGAGACCGCACCTTTAATAGTGAGTGGCGCGTACTAGCCACACGATATGTTTATGAGGCTATTGAAACTAATGAGCCAAGAGTCCGATTTAAGCAGCTTTACTTCAGTATTGATGCTCACGGGAAACACGATTTTTATCTTGAACTAGAAGCTCGTTCTTAAGGAAAGACTGTGATTGATTACAAAAACTTACCTGAGCCTGATGTTTTAAACATGCCAACCTATGAAGAGGTATTGGCTGAAAACAACGAGCTATTTGAAACGCTATTACCAGACTACACCCCAATTGATAGTGACCCTTATCAGTTGTTATTGCAGTCATTGGCCTATCGTGAGCTTCATCTACGCCAGACCTTTAACAACAAGCTAAAACGCTCACTGCTTCTGTTTGCCAAAGGCTCAGACCTTGACCATGAAGCCGCACGCTATGGCGTTGAACGTTTGGACGGTGAAAGTGATGAAGCACTGCTAGAGCGTGCGTTGATGTCGCTAGATGGTCACTCTACGGCTGGCAGCTTAGAGAGCTATGTCTTTCATGCTCGCAGTGTTTCAAGTCGTATTCATGACGCTCACGCTTACTCACCAGAGAAAGGCGTGGTGAATACCGTGATCGCAAGTTTCACTGAAGAGCTGGATGAAGAACTCAGAGCGAAAACCGACACGCATTTAAGCGGTGACAAAGTACGCCCAATCACAGACACATCCAATGTCATGATTGCGGAAGATCTAGAGCAAGTGATTGAGGCTGAGTTAGAGCTATTCAGCTTAGATCAGCAAAATGCAGTTGAGCAGACGATTCGAGACAATTTTAACCTGCAACTCAAGATTGCGGCGAATCTGACTTACTCGCAAATCATCCGTTATCTGCATGTGGATGGTGTGTATAAGGCTGTGCCGAAAAACATCAACGGCGATGTGGAATGTAGCGACCATCAAATCATTCGTATCAGTGCGCTAAACCTAACATTTAAAGAGGCAAGTTATGCCTAGTTTATTGCCTGTTAACTCAACACCACCAGAGCACGCAACAGATTTAGTTGCTGAGCAAAAGCTGGATATGGATTTATCCAACGTAGACACGCACCCGCTAACTTGTGATGCGAAGTTGTTGCCTTACTTGGCGATTGCATGGCGCGTTGATATTAGCGGCCTAACAGAAGATGAAAGCCGAAAGCTTATTTTTAGTGCAATGGAAATCCACCGCTACAAAGGCACGGTGTATGCCGTAAAAGTGGCACTTGGCAGTATCTTTGAAAGCTCAACGCTGACTGAATTTACAGGTGAGCGCGTGTTTGAGTTCGATGCCCAAGTGATATTGCCTGCTGACCCAACAAAAATTTTTGATAACGCAAAGTTTGAGACAGCAAGAAAGCAAATCAACAAGGCCAAGAACGGACGCTCTCGCTTTATCAATTTTGAGGTGGCGTTACCAGAAGCTCATGCATCGATACCCGTGCAGACAGGCGCAACCTTTTCACCCAAGTTTCAAAATGAGCTAGCCCTTGATGCTCATGCAGATATTCATATTCAAACCGCTCTTAAGTGGGACTTAGCACTATCAACCTCTGAACTTTTACCTTCAGAGAAAGGAGATAACCAATGAGTGCATTACAGGCTATCCCAACTCCACATGGGTTAGACATTTTAAATAGCGAGTTCAAAGCTACCGCAACCAAATATCAACTGGTTGGTGCGTTAACTCACGATGCTGCAAGTGGTGATTGGTACTCGTTCTATAACGACACGATTGAAACTAGCTACTTTGATGAAAATGGCGTGCTGACGTTCATCCTGAACCTACCCATTGAAACCCACTTTGATGAGTACCTACACCAAATCCAAATACTGGATGATAACGACCAAGCGGTTGTGATTTGTGATACCCCAAAGGTTGCCCTAGCAAAAGGCATCGGAGGCATGGTCACACTCAAAGCTGCAATTACTGGTAGCGTGGGTGAGGTGGTTTTTAAGCACGGTGAATATGTCACTGAAACGGAACTCTTCGAAGTGCATTCCGCCACAAATGAAGAGATTGATAATGAAGTGTCTAACACAAAGCTCGTGAAACTTCCACAGCTATGGCGTGCACTTCAACCATCACGATTGATCGATAAACTGTGGTTAGGTTTAGCCGCGAAAATCTTTCCTGTTGGTGCGGCTATTCCTTGGTTTACCGATGTTGCACCAGATGGGTTTGGCATCATGAAAGGTCAAGCGTTTGATGTAAATACGTATGTGGAACTCGCCGCTGTCTGGCCTAACGGTATTATCCCTGATATGCGCGGCTGTGGTGTGATTGGTAAAGAAGATGATGAAGTCATCGGGCAATGGGAAGAAGGTCAAGTGAAAGAACATGGACACCCAGGCTCTAGCGTAACATCAACGAACTTAGGTTCAAAAACAACGAACTCGGCAGGTGCGCACGCACACACATTGAACGGAATGAATAAGTTTGTGGGTGACCGTAACGGGGATGGTAATTTCGATTATGGTCGTTCTTCTTCTGTTCATGGTGATGACGGTGAGTATTTTTCAATGCCTCAAGCAGGTGCTCATACCCATTCAGTTTCGATTGGCTCTCACGCTCACAGCGCTGTGATTGCCTTATTTGGGTCACTAAAGAACACCATCAACCACCGCAAAGTAAACTGGATAGTAAGGCTTGCATAATGAACACTCAATTTTTCGATAAAACGCAAACGGTCAATGTATCACGCGTTACCCGTGAGGGATGGTGGCTAGAAAACACCACAGAGCAAGTTGTAAAAGGTACGGCTCTGGGTAGCGACTTCACTACTAATATTTACCAACCATCGACACCAAAGATGATTGCACGCTATGACCGAAAAACGGATACATGGTCTGATGAAATCCAAAACAAGTCTGATGTTATGTATTTTGATGAGCATGGACGTAGTTTTTTAATTGGCTCTCCTGATGGGGAACATCCTGATTGGGCAATAACCGAAGTACCCCCTGAATACGACACGAGTAAGCAAACGGTTTTGTATAAAGACCATTGTTGGCGTATTTACGATATCTTGGTAGGTCAACCCTATTATGACCAGTGGGGAAATGAATTTATTGTCTCTGATTATAATTTTGAACCGCCTCAAGGTCATACATTGACGCCCCCTCCAGAGCCAAAAGAAGGACACGCCATTCAATTAGTTAACGGGCACTGGGTAGAACTTATCGATTACAGGGACAAGACTATTTACCGCCATTCTGATTGCACCCAATCAAAGGTAGTGACAGAGCTTGGGGCAATTGAGGAGGGTTGGACGGAGAAAGAGCCATCAACTCAATTTGATGAATGGATAAATGACGATTGGATAACCAACCTCAGTAATCAATACATCTATGGTTATGACCAAGTTGATAATACGCGCCGTGCTCTTTATGCCCAATGCTGCGACCCATTAATTGCAGAAGCTAATATCAAGCGCTTACAGGGACATGAAGCAGAAGCTCAAGAACTAGAAGCTCAAGCACTTGCTGTGCGTGAAAAAATTCAAATAGAAAACCCATTTCCATTAGCACCAACTGAGGAATAACTCATGGATTTAAACTTTGGTATTAACGGCAGTATTGGCGCAAAAGCAGCACGCCCAATCACTGTGGATTCCAGCACCCCAATTGGCGTGTTGGGTGAAGCTGACGGACAAACCGCACTACATGGTTTGTCTAAACACAATAACGCAGACGATGCATTGACCTACTGTGCTGAGCACTCTGTCACAGGTGATGTGGTTGCTGCTCTAAAAGGTATTCGCCTACAAGGTGTCAATTGCCCAATCGTGCTTAATCTTTGTGAATCTGGCAACGGTTTAGAAGCTATGGAGCTGTTTAAAAAGTCCGAAGGCTTAACAGGTGTCGCTTTAAAAAATGGCTTACTGATTGCGCCTGTCATTTCTAGTGATAACCAACATGGCCTAAAACTGGATGCTGTGGCTAAGGCGATTTGGGCAACGGCGATTGTAGATAACTTCGGTGCGGATGAAGCAGCTGTGATGGACTTTGCTGCTAACTATGGCTCTCGCTACTCACTATTGAGTCACGGCACTTATGATGCTGATGGTGAATCTATCCCATGCTCAGCACTTTATGCTGGCGTGATTGCCTATTGGGACAGCAAGCCTTACGGCTGGGCAAAATCGCACTCTAACCGTGTGGCTTCTGGTGTATCAGGCACTGACCGAGTGATTGAATACCTTGAAGGTCAAGATTGTGAAGCTCGCCGTATGCGTCAAGCAGGTATTGCAACCATCTTACGTGATCAAGGCTGGCGCACTTACGGTTTTGAAACAACGGATATCGATCCAATTTGGCAATCATTAGATCGTGTTCGTACCTTCCACCGCTTGCTGACTTCTATCTGTGACAGCTCTAAATGGGCGCGTGACCGTGAAGCAAACGAGCTGCTTTCCGTTCAGCAATCAGTCGTGGATTTCATGAACGAGCTAAAAGGCAATGATGTTGTGATTGGCTTTGATGCTTACTTTGACCCTGAGAAGAACACCAAAGCCACGGTCACTGCTGGCAAGTTCTACCTCACTATCTTAGTCGGTGATATGCCATCGGTACGCGAACTTAACATTGAGCTTATCTACTCTGACGAGTGGAATGAGACTCTTATCAATTACATCAATGGAGGTGAGTAAATGGCAGCATTTACTATTCCACATCATTTAGCGGGTTTGACAGCCTTTGTGGATGGTGTCGGCATTCTAGGTACGGTGAAACAGGTCACGCTACCCAAAGTTGAACAGATGCGTGAAACCATCGTGCAAGGTGGCTTTGAACGTAGCTTAAGCACGGGTGTGTTTAAAGCAATGGAGTGTGAGCTGGTTCTAAGTGAGTTCAACATGCTGGCTTATAACGCATGGAATGACCTTGTACCTATCGTTATTAAAGGTTCAATCAAGTCTAAAGGTCTTCGTTATCCCGTGGTTGCTGTCGTCAAAGGTGAGCGAGATGTGGATGACGGTACGCTAGAAGGCAATAAAGAAATTGAGCGTAAGATCAAGGTTTACGTCGATTTCTATTCACTGACGGTTAACAACGTTCCACAGGTTCTTATTGACCTTGAAAACCTTATCGCAAACATTGGCGGCAAGGACTACCTCGCAGACCTACGCACTCACTTGCTTTAATTCAAACACTTAATTTATGCCCTCTTAAGGGAGGGTAAACATTACTTAAACGGAGTAACGACCATGAAATCAATCAAGCTATCTAATCAATCCGTTGAAATGCGTGAGCCTAAAGTGCGTGATGCGCTAGCGGTTGATGGCATTGAAAGTGAAGCTAAGAAAGAGATTAAGATGATCTCTTCACTGACTCAGTTAACGGAAGACGAATTAACGGATATGACTTTGAAGGATTACGGAAAGCTACAGAAGCAATTGCAAAGTTTTTTAGCTTAGAGCTGATGGAGTTGCGCTTTGGGAAAGCCTTAATAGCTAAGGCTTTCAATCAATCCTTCAGCGAAGTTGAAGAGTTAACACTCAGAGATTATGCGTGGTTTGTTGAGCAGTCGATGGCAGGTGTTGAGGATGAGGGAATATAGGCCGTATTGGATCATGCCAAGAGGGAACACAACCAAGGTAATAACCGGAAGACCTAAAAGCAACTCACCGATTGTAAATGAGGGTGTGTATTCCAGTGTTCCAACGTAGAACCAGAACGGCATAAATACCCAGTTACTCATGAGCCAAGTAAACACAGACGACAATCCACCGTCACTAAATGTCTCAGCACGACGATAGAGAAAATTCACGATTGCTTTTATCAATACTTGCATAACGCCCCCTTTATGTTGGGGATTATAGAAAAGCACACAAGGAACTTCAAATGGCACTCAAAACATCCATTACCATTGGCGCTGTCTTTGCGGGTGCTCAAGCCTTTACTAACAGTCAAAAAGCAACCCAGCTATTGGGTAGCTCCATCGATAAGCTCAATAAAAAACAAACCACACTTGATGTAAACGATAAAGAAGTTGAGCAAGCTCAAAAGAAAATCAAATTACTTGGCAGCGCTTTAGACAAAATTGAAAAGCGCAAAATCAAGATTGGCGAAATTGAAGCTAACCAACAAGCCTTTCAATCTAGCTTGATGAGTAAGCTAGCTATTGGTGGTGCGATTGTTGCGCCTGTAAAAGTGGCGGCTGACTTTGAGCAATCAATGGCAAAGGTTGGGGCTGTCGCTAATGCCAGTGAAGAAGAGCTAAATAGCTTAACAGCAAAAGCACGCGAGCTGGGTGCTAGTACCAGTTGGTCGGCATCGCAAGCAGCTGAAGGTATGCAGTACCTTGCAATGGCTGGCTTTTCTACCAATCAAACCGTTTCCGCAATGCCTGGTATGTTAAACCTTGCTAGTGCTGGTGCGGTTGACTTAGGTAGTGCCGCCGATATCGCTTCTAATATCCTTTCAGGCTTTGGTAAAGATGCTGAGTACATGGGGACGTTAGGCGATATTCTGACAAATACCTTTATCTCTAGTAATACCTCACTGTCATCACTTGGTGAAACGATGAAGTACGCCGCACCAACAGCGGCAGGCGTAGGTATGGAAGTGAATACCCTAGCTGCGATGGTCGGTAAACTGGGTGATGCTGGTATTCAAGGCTCAATGGCAGGTACTTCTCTAAATGCCATGATTAACCGCCTATCAGCCCCTACCAGTGAAGCAGCAAAAGCACTGGATGAGCTTGGCATTAAAACCCTAGATGCTGATGGTAACTTACGAGATATGCCCACCGTTCTTGCTGAACTTGAACAGAGCATGGGTGGACTAGGCTCTGGTGTTAAACAAGATCTATTAAGCACCATCTTTGGTATGGAGGCAGCCAGTAAAGCTCAGATTCTTATGGCTCAAGCTTCAACTGGCGCACTTCAAGAATATGAGCAAAAGCTGCTTGAACAAGGCAGTGCTCAGCGTGTGGCAGAAAAACAAAATGCTACCTTTCATGGTTCAATGAAACTGCTTGGCTCAGCTATCGAATCTATCTCTATTACTATCGGTAACGTGTTCTTACCAACCTTATCCTCAATGGCAACTTTTTTTGCGGGTGCTATTGGTAAAGCAGGACAGCTAGCAGAGCAGTTCCCAACCATTACTAAAGTGGTTGTTGGTTTAACTGTCGGTATTGGAGCTTTGAGTATTGGCTTATCCGTAGCTGGTTACTTGTTCTCATTTGCTCAAATAGGTCTGCTAAAGCTTGGCAACGCCTTCACAATGGCAAGCACTGCCGTTAAGTGGTTAAGCCTAAATTTAAAGTCAGGCGTTATTTTCCAGAAAATTTACGCAGTCAGCACTACCGCACTTTCGACAACAGTACGGGTTCTTGGTGGCGCTTTCCGCTTTGCTGGAAAAAGTGCTCTCTGGTTAGGTAGAGCTTTATTGATGAATCCAATAGGTCTGGCGGTTACAGCTATTGGTGTTGCAGCATTCACTATCTATAAGTATTGGGAACCGATTTCCAATTTTTTCTCTGGTTTGTGGACTGATATTAAGACGGCATTCAATGGTGGTTTATCTGGTATTGGGAGCTTAATTCTGAACTGGTCACCTCTGGGACTATTTTACAAAGCCTTTTCTGGTGTGCTCAGTTGGTTTGGTATCGATATGCCTGAAAACTTCAGTGAGTTCGGTAGCTCTATGATTGACGGCCTACTGGGTGGGATTATGAACGGCCTTCCGAAGTTAGGCGAATTGGTTGATAAGGTAAAAGGCTGGTTTGGCTTTGGTGGAACTGATGAATCGAAAACCCCAAAACCAAAGTTAGGCGCAAGTGTATCAGGGGCGCATCAATATGCGACAGGCCAGCTTGCCTCACCGAAAAAACCTTTATATAGCTATACGCAGCCCTCACAGAAAACGGTAAACAAAGCCTACGCTGCACATCGTCCGCAACAAAACAACAAAATTAATGTTGTTGTGCATAACCCATCATCAACGGTTGATGTTGAACAAGCTGTAACAGGGGCAATGGGTCGCCAGTTCTCAGGTGTACCATTAACAGATAGAGAGTATTAATTATGTTGTGTTCATTAGGTGACTTTACCTTTGAAACTCACCAAACAGATTTAACATCCATCAATGAGTCAACGAGCTATCATTTTGAACGTACTCAAACTATTGGTGCGTTTGATGATGTTCAGGCTGTCAGTAAATACAACAAGAATTACGAAATGGCAGGTACGCTACTGAAGAAATCGAACTCAACACTGGATTTACTTGAGCAAATAGCTGAAAAGAAAAAGCCTATCAGCCTTGCCTTTGATTCTGGTAAAGCATTCAAGGTAATCATCAAGGCCATCAGCAAGAATAAAAGCTTATTCCTACAAAATGGTGTTGCTCTCAAATGTGACTTTAGCGTTTCGCTGGAGGTGGTGTAATGGAAAGCGTAGTGATTGAAGTTGATCTATTACGTCTTGACCAACTGGTTAATGATTATTACGGCAGCTTAGCCATGTTTGATGATGTGCTAACTGCAAACCAACACCTTGAATCCACAACTTTAAGCGTGGGTGATGAGGTGTTTTTACCTGTTCAAACCGTTGCTAAAGCAGAGGAAAAGTTATGGTAAACGATGTCAGAACCCCTATGTATGCCATCTATGTGAATAATGAGGATGTGACAGCAAATGTTACTCCTCATTTTTCTGAGCTGTCATTAACTGATAACCATAAAGACGAAGCTGATGATCTTACCTTGACCTTAAGCTCTAAGTTCCAACGCCCTGCTTACAAGGATGAAATCAAGGTTTTCCTTGGTTACGAAGAGGAAGAAAAAGTAGAGTTCTTTGGTCTGTTCTACGTTCAATCAACGAGTGTAAGAAATAATCGTGTGCTAACTATCAACGCAACCAGTGTTGATTTTAACAGCCGTCTAAAAGAGCGCCGTTCTCAGACTTATGAAACACCACTTGATCAAGTTATTTCAGACGTGGCAAACCGCAATAGCTTAGCCCTTAGAGCTGTCATCACCGATGCACCTTTAACTCACTACGAGCAAAATAATGAGTCAGACTTAGCGTTTGTACAGCGATTAGCCAAAGAGCATAACGCGATATTCAATATCAAAAATGCCACACTTTACTTTGTGCAAGGGGAACAGGAAGTGCCTAAAGTTGAGTTAGATATTGATGAATGCTTTGAGTCGGATATTACCTATTCCAATACATCTACCTACGGCAGTGCGCAAGCTATGTTCCAAGATACCAAGCAAAATAAAGCGGTCACAGCTAGGGTTGGCGAGGGTGAGCCTGTCTTAGTCGTCAAAGGGCACTGGGAAACTTACGAAGAAGCAGAGCAAGCAGCTAAGCAAGCTTTGGAAAGAGCAAACGCTGAACAGGCTGAAGGTATTTGTACTATTGCTGGTCGCCGTATCTTTGCAGGCTCACATCTAGATCTAGCCGATGATTCCTTTTCCATTAGCAAAGTCACCCACACGGTGAATAAGGCATGGAAATCACAAATAACCTTCAACAATAAGTTCACTGTTTAGCGAGAGTTTAGAACACGTTTAGGTGGGGTTTACACTTTTGAGCCGTTTGTATAGTTCGCGTCTAGATCTGTATTCAGCACTGTTCAAAAGTGTCACTCGTTTAAAATGATCCAATAAAAGCCTCAAGCCCTTGTCATATCTAGCTTCATCCTTAAAAAGCCTCAATAACTAGATCATACATTTAGTACACTTATTTACATAAGCTACTTTGAAGAACACAAGGTCATTGTCAGTGAGAAAAATGGAACGGTTGGAGTGCTCGACACA